CGACCGAGTTCTCGGCCATATCTCCGGGGCGATCGTCGCCGAGAACTCGGTCGAGATAGCGGGTCCAGAGTGGGCTCTGAAGACCGCGAAGCACCTCTTGCTGTGCTTCGGCTTCCTCCGTGAGAATCGCAGGATCGACGGGGTCAGCCTTGGGGATGTAGACGGGTCCTAGTGGAGCGAGCGAGCTGAAGCCCTCGTTCTTGAGCGCATCCTCGTAGAGCACCCGCTCCATCCCAGCGATGATCCTGACCTCGTCCTCGCGCCTGGCGAGGTCCTTCTTCTCCTCGATTGCGGCCGGCATGAGTGACGGGTCGGGGAACCAAGGCGCGCGCCGGCCGAACTGATCGGTGATCGCAGTCGGGGATAGTTCGTCCGGATTGTCCGAGAGCGGGTTCCCCTTCCTCATCAGGTAGTAGACCGGCATCCGCTTGCCCTTGATCTGTCGGAAGCCGTCCGCTGGGTTCCAGACGATGAGCAGGCTGTCCTCGAACTGCTGCATCTCAAGCCGAGAGAGGTCTTCGAGGTCAAGCCTCTCAGCGGCCTCGCCTGCCGCCTGGGCGCGGATGAGTTGCGCGCCCTTGGCGTGGCGGAGGCTGGCATCGTAGTGCATCTCGGGTGCGTACCGGACCCATTGGACCTCTCCGGTTCCGACTGTGGCCCGTGAAGTGCTCCAGCCGAACATATTGGGACTCAGTGCCTCTTTGATGGCGGTCTGGATCGCGGCCTGGGCGTCGCCACCATTGGCGCCGTAGGCGAAGACGGCGCGCTCGTTGATGAGCGCGTCGAGCGCAGCCGGAACGGTTGCGGGTTCGCCTTCGGAAATCGCCTGGTAGGTACGTGCAGCCAGGACAAGCGGGAAGATTGGGTCCTTGCCGGTGAAGTCGTCGTCCCGGATCTCGTACCAGCCACGCAAGAATCCATCTCTCATCTCGGTTCCGAGCTGTGAGATTTCAGCCAGGCGCTCGGCGAAGAACTCCACGCGGACGCCGCGCTCGCCCATCTTGGTGACGTCGAATTCGGCGAGGACGGACTTGGCGATGCCGGTGAACGGGATGGGGAAGCTACCGACCTGGTTAGCGGACTGCTTCCAAAGGCTCGTGTCCCGAGCGTATTCGGCAGGTGTGTTGTAACGGGTTCCCGTTACTTGCTTGAAGGCAGCGACGGCTTCGGCCTCGATGTCTTCAGGGTTGCGCCCCTGCATTGCTGCGATGGCACTCTCAGCCTGCTCGACGGCTACCTCTTCGCTCATGCCGCCCTCGATGTTCGAGGCGATGCGGTCGACCTTGGCGCGTTCGATGGGCGAGAGTTCGATGCTTCCGAGATTGTCTGTCTCAACGCGATCGAGGATGATCGCAGCGTCGGCGCGGGCGATAGGATTCCGACCGCTCATCAGGTCGGCTTTGAGCTGTGCGATGTAGGTACGTGGCTCGATGCCAGAAGTGGAGGTGTATTCAGATACCATCTGGGCGCGATCGAGCACGTCCAGGTCGTTGAACGAGAAGTTGGGATCTTTGAGAAGGCTGTTCCAGCTTGCGTCTACGGCGTCCCTGTTATGGGGGAGATCCTCAAGCGGACCGCGTTCGCCGAAAAGGACGCGGTTCAGCTCTGCTAGGGCAACGCGGTCGGTGGCGTTCGTTCGCGCATTGGATTCATTTCGGAGAATCAGGCTCAGGTAGTCGCTGTCCCTCAGTGAGCCGTCGCCACCGATGGAAGCGGGACCGAGCGAATCGAGTATCGAGCGGTCGAGGACCTCGCCTCGCGAAAGCCGACGCCAGAGAGGCATCGCAATCGCTGTGCTCTTCTTGGCTTCGTGCCGTGCTTCGGCTTCGCGAAGCGGGATCTCCAGTAGGAGTCGGTCGCGCTCGTCGATGTTGCTGTTGATCCAACCGTCCCGGCCGATCAGATCGCGGGCGTTTCCGGGATCAGCCTGGATGAGCCGGAGCGCCTCGTTGCGCGCGCTGCTGTGCACCAGGTCGCGGCGTAGCCTTTCGGCGTCGTCGGCTCCGATAGAGCCGGAAGAGACGAAGCTCGTCATCTCGCGTTCGCGGTCGGCGAGAATCTCGAAGAACTCCTCGCGATCAACGGTTTCGGCCATGTCGCGAAGCGCCTGGTCGTTGCCGGAGAGGATCTGCTGTATCGACTCGCCGCGGCGTCGCCGCAATGCACGCTCGAAGATCGCAAGCCTGCCGGCCTCAGCGGTCCGATTCATCTGGTTCGCCATCTGGTCGTGCAGGTGCGGTGGCGTCCGGCTGAGAATCTCGTCGGTGATGCCCTGAGAGCCCTGGTCGAAGGTCAGGACCATCGTGTCAGAATCGGGCTCCAGAATGGCTTGCTTCCGGAGGTCTGAGATGCGGCTCCGGAACTCCAGCTCGTTGCGTGCAATGAGCTTGGTTTCCTGGTCTTCTAGAACAGCTTGGAACGCGTTGAACCCCGCCTGGCCCGCCTGGAACGCGACACGCCCCGCGACCCTGCCGGTGCGCTCGATCTCGCTCACGGTAAGCGGCGGGAAATTCGAGATGGCAACCGGTTGGACTCTTGAAATGCGGGGCATTACGTCTCCTAGTGGCTGATCCTCGGTGAGCCGACCGGCGTCGGAACGTCTGCCGTCGTCTTTGTCGGCAGCATTGTGGGCGTAGCAGCTTCTCCAGCGGGGCCGAAGTGAATCGCCGCGGTCTGGAAGAGCTGTGCGCCGCCTTGAAAGCCGGTGCCGATGGCACTGAGGCGGAGACGGTGTGCGGCGCTCTCTGCTGCGAACTCTCGTGCGCTGCCCGTTGCCATGATGCTCCACTCGGCCAGGCGGCGGCTCTTCTCCAGCTCCAGGGCGTTGAGGCCCATGACCTCCAACGGGGTGCCGGTTTCCGGCAGCACGCCCGCCTTGGCGTAGAGCGCGCGTGCGCGACCTTCAGCCTGTGCTTTCAGGATCTCGAACCGGCGGTTCTCTGATTCCTTCAAGCCTTCCCAATACTGGCGCTGGTATTTGGCCTGGTCCTCGGCTGCCTTCGATGCAGCTCGCTGCTGCTGGATGGAGACTCCGGTCCCTATGGCCGATAGAACCAGACTCGCGATGAGGAGTGCGATCATGGAGTCGTCCTCGCGTAGAGGTAGTAGTCCCCCTTCCCGTCGGGGCCGAAGTTGCGCATGAGGCCCTCGCGCTTGAAGCCGAGTGCCTCGGCGAAGTGGACGCCAACCTCGAAGCCGACGCGGATGGGTCCGTAGATGCGGCGCAGGCCCAGGCCCCGTTCGACCACCTGGAGGTGAAGTGAGGCGTACTGCATCACCTCGCGTTTGTGGGCTATGGCGTGCTGATCGACCACGGCCCAGACCTCAGCGACCGCGGGCCTCTGAGGCACGATGCCCCAGACGCAGAGCGGCATTCCGTCCGGGAGGAGCAGCGTCCGCGAGAAATCGCTCACGCGCACCTTGGACTGGCCGCTGAGGGCTGCCAGGGCGAACTCGCGCATCCACGGGGCTACCGGGTTGGCGATTGCCGCCACGTGCGATTCTGTGGCTCGGACGACCATCATCGGCTCGCCAGGTCAGCCCACTGCGCCCAGGAAAGCAGCTCGAAGGGGAAGGGGTCGTCGTGGACTATGGACATCTGGTGGCTCCTAGAGACGCCGGAGTTGACCTTCACGACCAGGGTGCCTGTGTAGAGCGGAGGTGAGGTGTCCATGACGTCCTCCGTCTCGCGGTAGGGAATCGGAATGGAAGCACCGCGCGGGCCTACCTGAATCGAGCCGCCCAGCGAGCGATTGATCCGCAGAGCGACAGCGTGTGTCCTCGTCTTCTTGCCCGTGCTGCCGCCCTGCGGGTCTTGCGGCTGAAGCGGGAGCGAGGTGTTTCTGGATTCGTAGGAAAGGCCCACCTCGACGTAGTGGGCCTCTGTCTCCAGTGTGACCTGGCCGCCTTCGACTACGGCGTCGTCGATGCGACCGAAGTCAGCCACGATTGCCACGGTCAGACCCTCCAGGTGCTCAAGCCCGCTGACCACCGTGGTCGGTCCGCCGTCGTAGGGTAGCGGTGCCGAGTCCAGGTAGTGTGACTCGCGCATCTGATCTTCATCCCCCTCCAGAAGCGGCTGGGTGAGAAACTCGATGTGCTGGACCGGAAGCCTCGTCAGATTGGCCTCACGGTAAATGGCGACCCAGAGCTGAGAGTATTCGTCGTTGGGATCGGGAATCACGGCTGCGCTTTCGCAGCGGGCATTGCTGCCTTCCCACTCGCCGCCGAAGATGTGCTCATTCCAAGCGGTAACACGCTGGCTTTCGTCGATGGTGGCCGACAGGAGCACGCCGTCGTCTCGTACCGCCCAGGCGATCGGCTCCGGCTCGGCACCGAAGTCAAGCTGTTTGATGCCAGGCTCGACCAGGTGGGGGCACATCGACGAGGAATCGAATGAGACGTAGCTGTCCGCCTCGATGGCATAGGCAATTCGGTAGAGCTTCCGCCGGAAGCGTGAGAGGTAGTAGATACGATTCTCGATGGCGATGGGAGCCCGGTCACCCGCCCTGGCTGCATTGGTTGTCCGAATGGTGATGTTGGTCGGTGTGACGGGCTCTGTCTGAAGTGCTGAGCTGCCCAACTCCCAGACGCCGTCTCCCGAGCCCAGCAGAAGCGTTCGCGCAGGCCGCATCCATTGGATCGCATTTACCTCGTCGGAGGAGATGACGTAGCGGAGCGAGCCCGCGTCAGTTATGACGTCGGGGAACTCATCGGGTGGCGTGCTCGGCGCTACGTCGTAAAGCGCGTAAGGTGAGAAGTTCGGGAAGTCTCCGATCTCGGAGGCATAGAACGTGTTGGGCGTGTTCGGCACGCCTCCGTAGCAGAGCCGCTGCTCGAAGAACGTCACCGTGCGCGGCCAGTTGTTGATGTAGAACTCGCCGAGCGCCCAGAGGTCGTGGTCTTCGGATTGGCTGCCGCCGCCGTACTCGCAGGTGCAGATGACCGTGTAGGCGTTGACGACGGAGGTGATTTCGTAGAATGACCACAGCTCGGTGGTGCCGGGGTTGCGCCACATGATCTTTCGACCGACATCGCGTGTCGCGTCGAATGCGTCACGCGTCGCGTTCGGGCTTACCGTGCGCGACTCGAACTGGACGTCTGTCGCGCCCTGGCCGTGGGCTCCTGCGGGCTGCGTACACCGGAGAATGAGGTTCTGGTCGGTGTTGGTGTCTCCGACCGGACCGTACCTGATGTCGGTATCGGCCATCGTCCATGCGGCGTCGCCGGTCCGCGAGAGCGTCTGCGGATGATGGTTCGGGTGTGCCAGAAAGAGCTGATCTGCTGATTGAGCACGCTGGATCTCGAAGACTTCGTCCTTCGTGAATGGCGTTACGATCTCGTAGGGAACGCCACCACTAAGCACCTGGGCCTCGTTCTTGAAGACCCGCATGTAGAGGTCGCCGAACTCCAGCACGTAGGTCTGCTCGACGTTGAAGATGAAGGGCATGAGTCGGACGGGGTAATCCGAGGTCTTGGCCTCGGCGACGAACCGCGTGCCGGGTCGCTTCTGGGCAGAGCCACCGACCTTGGCGATGAAGTTCTTGAGCTGGGCGACTGCTGTGGCGTAAGCGCGTAAGTCACTGCGTCCCCACAGAGCGGGGGACCAGATGCCGCCGTTGAAGGACGCCTGGTTAATGGTGATCTGCGCCACGGGTTACCGCTCCTCAAGCCATCCGTAGTTCTCCATCGGCTTGACGGAGCCCTCCTGGCCGTCGGCACTCTTGGCGCGGCGCTCGGTACGGTCCGCCTTCTTCTCGATGCGGTCGGAGAGCGAGGTCGAGCTGGTGAGTGGCTCGCTCCAGTGCATCGCCAGGCGCTTGATGAGCGTCGCGTTGAAGCGCGGGCTGTAGAGCCCTGTCTCTTCGACGCGCCGCGTGTAGACGATCTCCACGGGCGCGGCATCGGTCAGCAGCTCTTGGCCCTCCACATCCCAGGCATCGTCTTCGATGTCGTTGACAGAGCTGACGCGGATGTGGTCGTTGGGGAGCTGGTAGCGGTGCTCGTAGCCGAATTCCGGTGCTGGAGAAAGCTCGTCGAGCGCAACGCGCGTCTGGGCGAAGCGCCAGGGGTGCTCGTCGAGCAGCTCGTCCCGGATCTCATCGAAGGTGGCCCTGGCGATTGTGGCCTCGGTGCTGCTCTCGTCGAGGTCGGCAATGACCGTATCGCCAAGCTCTAGCAGAGCCGAGTTGATGAGGTCCTTCCTGCTCGGCATGGTCGCTCCTGGTGGATGGGGAGGGGACACTCCGCCCGGATGCCCCCTCCCCGGGGTGACCTAGCCGCGATCGTCTCGCTTGCTAGGCGCCATCCGAGTACAGGATCTTCGCGAGTGCAGTCCCCGGGGCCGTCACGTCACTGACTGCTGCCAGGCAGATGACGTAGTTGACCTTGGGATCTGCGGACAGACCCGCGATTTGCCACGCCGGCTGAAGACCACTGGCGGCCGGTCGGCCGTTGGTCCCGAGTCCGAGCATATCCGTGTCGAAGTCCGGCGCCGCCACTGCCCACGTCTGTCCGTCGAACAGGACGTCGCGGCTTGTGGCGCCGTTGGCATCGACCGGATCGTTGCCGGCGCTGATGGTGTAGAAGCCCAGGTTGAGGTCAGTCGAGCCCGCCACGGTGGACGCCATCGCGAACTTGACGCTCAGCATGACGGCACGGGACGGCACGAGTCCGATGGCGTGGATGTGCCCGGCGCCATCCGCGGCTGCGAATGTCACCAGCTCCGTGAGCACGCGGACCTTGCCGCCTTGGATGCGGTGGTCGACGAACTGCGTCGGCTGTGCCTCGATGTCCTGGACCGATTGCGATTTGGTCGAAGCCATGAGTTTTTCTCCTTTAACTATCGACCGTTAGGTGGAGAGCCCCGGAAGCTCCGGGGCTCCCGCTCTGCTAGCTGGCTGCGCCCTCGTCGACCTGAAGCTCGACGACTGCGGTGTCACGGAACCGCATCGCGCCTGCGTCCATCTGGAGCAAGACCTGGACCGAGTTGCGCTTCGTGGGCAGCCGGTCGATGCTGCCACTGGCCTCTTCGGCCATGCCCAGCATCATGCCGTCCTTCACCCAGACCGGCACCGACCGGATGTCACTCCCGTCGATGGCGGTGCGCTGAGAGCGAATCCAGGTCATCCCCACGAACGAGTCGATGGCCCCTTGCACCAGGGCACGAACGGTGTTCGTGTCGATGCTCTGGACCTCCGTCACGTTCACCAGAAAGAACTCCAGGTTTGCCGCGGAGGGTGCGATGAAGCGCTCCATTTCCTCGTCCTCTTCGGACTCGTTGAGGATGCGCGTTGCCTGCACGACCTTGGAAAGCCTGAAGTTCTGCGAGGCATGGACGATCTGGTGCGTCGCAGTCGGGAACGCGACGGGGGTGGCCCCGTTGCGCCCCGTGTTCACCGACGCGAAGAACGCGCCGATGATGACGTCGTCGATCTGACGACCGGCGGCCATCTGGAACGACTGCGAGTACTTGCTCGTCGGGTCGGCAAGAACTCTGACCTTGTCCGCCTTGTCGACCAGGTCGGCGACGTCGTAGGGCTCCGAGTACAGCCAACGCCGCACATGCGGCGTGTCGGTGTACTCGGTGTCCTGATGGCGCCCGGTCCTGCGATTCATCGCAGTGACACCGATCTGGTCGTAAGACTTCTGCTCCGAGTCGACGGTGTCCGTGTCCACCGCTCTGCGGAGCCGCGAGGTCTTCTGTTGCGCGAGGTGATACGTGGTCGCTGTGAACTCGTCCACCATCGCGGTTTCGATTTCGAGACTCATCGGGGTTTTCCTCCCAAGTGGTTTCGACTTGCGAGATGGCTACCCGGCGAGCCGGACCCCTCTTCCACCTTGACGCGATGGCAGACGGCCTACTGTTTGGCGAGCACCTGGACCCCGTGAGGCTACCCAGGTTGAAAACCTTTGGTCCTCCTACTCTGGCGACACCATGCGCCGGAGGTTCATCATTCGATCCACAGCTTCCTTATGCTGCGGGTGATCCTTGTCGAGCCATATCTTGTTGAACCCTTCGTCGCCCTTCAGGCGGTTGATCTCGGACTTCGCCTCCTCGGGCGTCATCGTTGCCCGGCCACCTGGAGCGCCAGGCGTCACGCCGCCTTCTTCCATCATGTCGCCGAGTGCGACGAAGAGGCGGACGACGGTGGGGTGGTCGAGGACGTAGGAGCCATCGGCGAGCATCTCGTGCCGCATGGGCTCGAATTCCTCGCCGAGAAGCTCGATCGCGGCGATGTGGCCGGCGCGCATCTTCGCTTCGTAAGCAGAGCCGTAGTCCTTCGAGAGAAGCTGCCGAGTGCTCTCGGAACGGCTCTGCACGGCCTCTTGGATCTTCTGATCCTGAGCGATCTGGGTCTGGACGCCGTGCTTGACGAGTATGTTCACCTGGCGTTGCGTGAGTCCCGCCTCGTGGAAGCCGGGCAGCACTGCATCGAGCTGTTCCTTGAGCGCAGCCTGTGTTCGCTCGCTCAGCTCGGCGACGCCTTCGGGCTGGGTAACTTCGTAGCCGGAGGCGTCACCAGGCCGGCCCATCGCGTTGTAGAAGTCCTCGTACTGCTCGTCGGTCCAGTTCGGGTCGGGTGCTTCGACGCGCCGCTTGCCCAGCATCGACTCGCTGTTGAGAAGCATCTGCATCGCGTCGGGGAAACCCTTGAGCTGCTTGATGGTCGGATTCTCGCGCACGTCCGGTGGCAGCGCGCTCACCATCGTCTCCCACTGTGGCGCGGGAGGTGCGGGCGCGGGCGGAGCCGGGGGAGCGCCCCCAGCAGGTTCTCCCCCGGCAGGCGGGTCGCCACCGGGATCTCCGGCGGGCGTGCCCGCGCCTCCGGCTGCGGCTGCGAAGCAGAATCCAGGGTATTCGAGCTGGGCGAATCGGCGGATCATGTCATTGGCTCCCTGTGAAGTCTTCGTGTTGGCGGAAGATTTCCAGCGCTTGCTGGTGTGCGAGCCGTCCGAGTTCCTCCTCGTCGGCTCGGCACATCGAAAGGATGTGCAGGTAGACCTGGCGCTTGCCCTCGTTGATCTTCATGGCTGTATCATCGCCTCGGTAGGTTGACTCCCCCATGCAGCAGATGAAGTAGAGGTCTGCCATGACGCGCTCGCCCTGCGGACCCTCGAAGGTGTCGCGGTAGGCGCTCGTCAGACCGCCAAAGGCGGATTTGATGTTCCCTAGAATGGACGCGAACGTCGGAACTGTCATGCTGCCTCGGCACGGCCACCCCCTCCGCCCAGACCTCCCTGAAGCAGCTTGAGCAGCGCCGGGGCAACCTTGGCGGTGCGATCGGCGTCTGCGCCTGCGTCAGCGAGGTTCTGCTGCTCGCGTGCCAGCGCGGCGCGGGATTCGCGCAGTGCGGCGACCTCTTGGTCATCTCGGAGCAGCTCGGGCGGAGTTCCGGAGGCCAGGAAAAGGAAGCGTGCGAGGCGGTCGAAGTTGACCAGGTCGAGCGCTTCCGGATTGCTCTGTGCGAGCTGCTGCATCTCGGCTGCTGCTTTCATCGCGGCATTGGCCTCGACTGTGCGCTGGGCTCGCTGTACCGGGCTCTTGAAGCGGATCTCCACGCGCTGGTCGCGGAGGATCTCCGGGACCGGCGGCATCCGCCTGGCGCGAAGCTCGATGTTGAAGGCCCGGTTGATCGTGGGCTGGAGCAGCTCTGTCTGGAGCCTGCCCACGATAGGAGAGAGGATCTGCTGTGTTCGACTGCTGATCTCAAGCACCTGGGTCGCGCTCATGCGCGGGTCCTGGATGATCGAGAGCAGCTCGTAGTGGTAGGCCGAGCGGACAGCGACCCGGTGGCGGTCGATCATCTCGGAGCCGATGTCCGGAGAGGTCGCGCCGCGCGGGTACAGCTCGCGTATCGGGTCCTGGGTGCCTGCCATGTAGACGTTGAGCCCGCCTGGTCCTGTCTGGAGCTGGCCCATCATGCCTTGGTGCGGAATGAGGATCGGCGGGTCGGTGGCCTTCTGTGCCGCGCGGATCGTGGTCTTGTTCATCGCGTTGAGCATCCGTGCCTCAGAGAGTGCCTGGATGCCTGGCCCACGCGCGTAGACTTCGCCTGAGTCGCGGTTCCAGCGGCCGAAGGCAATCGGCATTTCGCGGAAGCCTTCGGTCTTGACGCGACGCTTCATCGCGGGCTCGTAGGTGACCGACTTGTAGGGGAAGCTGAAGGGGCTATCGACACGCACGTCATCGTTGGGACGGATGGACTGTACGAACGTGTGTCGCGTGGTCGGATCACTACTTACCTCCTTCACTGCCTCGGGCACCTGATCCTTGCCGAACGCTCGGATAGCAGAGTGCGCAGGGAGGATGAACTCGCGCCACATGGCGACGATGCGACGGTGGTGGTCCTCTTCGGGGTACAGCTCGACGAGTGGCATGGCCTCGAAGATCAACCCGTTGTTGCCCCGGTCGTTGAGCGTCAGCAACCCGCCGTTGCCGAAGCCGGAGATGTCGCTGTAGACCTCGTGTGCAGCGGGGTGGAAGCCAGCCTCGGGCCGCTCGATCATGGTGACCAGGTGCTCTTCGGCATCTGCACACCAGTCGAGCACAGCACCAACTTGCATGTAGCGGCTGTCTTCGATCGCGACGTCGATCCAGCGAACGGCGGTGCTGGTGAGCAGGTTGTGGAGGCCCGAAGCGAGCAGCTCGTTCGCGACCATCATCGTGTTGTCGTAAATCTCGCGCGTGCGCTTGCCGTGGCCCATCTTGGGGACCTCGGAGCTGAAGCGACGGCGAGCCAGGCCATAGTCGGCCACCTCGTCCCACAGGCTGTTCCAGGTGCCACGCTGGCCCTTCACGATCTCGAAGTTCTGCATCAGGTCTTGAAGTTCAGGGTCCTGCGGCATGGTCAGAGGCTCCGGGTGGACCGACCGCGTATCAGACTGCCCGTATCGAACTGGGTCGGCTGCGTCGGGAACACTTCCCGGAAGGGGAAACTTCGTGTTTGTGGAACTCCGCGCCCACCGCGTAGTGTAGGTATGCCGCCTGTGCCAAAGACGGGCAGGTTCCAGCGGGGCTCGCTGGCGAGGATTCCGACAGCGCCGCCTCGGCGACGGAGCTGCTGGAGCCTCTGCTGAAGAACCCGAGCTGCAACGCCCATCGGCGAGCGGATTCCGCCAGGCACGTCGGGCAGGCCGAGTGAGCGGCGGATCTCTGGGCGGCTGAATAGCCGTGTGGTGTTC